GACTACACCGCCACTTCCCGGTGTAGAAGATTAGTCTTTGTCTCGAACGCAAGAGTTTATGCTACCTTGAGTCTACTGCCGTGTCACTGAAGCCGCCTTCAGCTAAGACTTTCAGGGACTCATCACGCCGTCTATCCCGAAACCGAGTGGTAATAGTTGGACTCGAACCAACGATAGGCGGCGTATGAAGCCGCTGCATTAGCCACTATGCTATATTACCATATAGAAACACATTCGGCTAAATTTACTTTCGTACCGGATGCCTTAATGAATGTGTTTTTATATGGTAGGACTTTTACGATATGATGTAAATATCATAAATAAGTGTATGCCAAACTATACATCTTATCCTTGTTCTTGTATTATATGCAAAGAACCAAAAACTTCAAAGGGTATTTTTACCCATTACATTATTTCTCATACCGAAGAAGGAAAAAGAAATAATACTAAAAAACTTAAAGAGGCCAGTTCTTTAGGAACCAAGGCATTTAAAGAAAAAGTAAACAAAATCAAATTAGATTATTTAGATAATCCAGTTAAATGTCAACATTGTAAAAAATCCTTATCGTACAAACAACGACATAATAAATTCTGTTCAACTTCATGTTCGGCATCATTTTATAATGCCGACAAAATTGGCACTGCTCTTGATCCTGAAATAAAACAAAAAATATCGATTGGAGTCAAAAAAGCCAATTCGCTGATACCTTCAAGAAAAATTCAATATTCAAAGATATCATTTTGTTGTGTATGCAATACTGTTATTCAAAATAAAGTTGTTAAAACTTGTTCTCCAGAATGCAAATCTACATTACTGTCAAAAAATATAATAGAACGAATCAAACAAAATAAAAGAAGTAATTATCGTAGAGATAAAAGATCATATCTTGAGGAATCATTTGAGTCTTGGCTACTAGATAATAACATTTCTCTAAAATATGAAACTGAATATACTATCAAAAATCATATTACACAGAAATGGTATTTCGTAGACTTTTATTTTCCTGAAATAAATCTCATAGTTGAACTTGACGGGAAGCAACACGAAAAACCAAAACACAAAGAGGCAGATAAAATACGAGATGAATATATTACGACTTATCTAAATATAAATGTTTTTAGAATTTCTTATGAAGAATATCAAACAGGTTCTAAAATATCCGAACTATCAAAATTATTGGTGAGACAGGTGGGAATCGAACCCACACGGAGAAATTTCTCGCCAGATTAAAAGTCTGGAGCCGCAACCTATTCGGCGTCTGTCCCATATATTTGGTCCCTCCGCACAGATTCGAACTGTGACTTGTCGGATTAAGAGTCCGCTATGCTACCATAACATCTCGAAGGGTTGGTGTATTAAAAGTTTCTTTAATGTCTTAATACTATATTAAAGAGTTCTTTAATGTGCCAACCCTAGACCAATACGGGATCTAGAGCGACACTACTGTTTAGCTGACGCTTTCATATTCTTCTCCAATTAATTCTCGATCTTCATCGTCTAAAAATGTGTTAAGTTTTGTCTTAACAATTCGGTAACTGTCATAAATGCAACTACCTTCAAATTCCCAATTATACTTTTCTTCAGCATACTTGGCTCGTGCTTTAGTATCAAACACTCCCAGCAATTCAGGCTCACCAGGAGAATGGTCGTAAGTGATTCCATACAACAGGTACAACTTCATAAACTTCCTTTCAAACAACTAACACAAACTTTGGCAGGGGATGAAAGAATCGAACTTTCAATGATGGAATCAAAATCCACTGTTATACCATTTAACTAATCCCCAACTGACTTTGGCGGAGAGACTGGGAATCGAACCCAGTGACCATATTTCTATGGTCTACGGATTAGCAATCCGCTGCATTACCATCCTGCCCCCTCTCCGGGTAATTTGGTGGACCGTAAGGGAATTGAACCCTTCCAAGACTGCTTGCAAAGCAGTTGATAACCCCAGCTATCTCACAGCCCATTAAGCTATACCATCGTTGACATTTAAAACGATTTGACTTATTGTTGTATTACCATTTAGTACCAAACTGATCGTAAACACATCGTTGTAAAAATACGGATCTGGGTTGTTTGATACTTGTAACGATAAATTATTTTTTAAAAATTCAATTAATTGCTCTTCGGTCATAGCATACTCCTTTGTATACTATATTTAACTTGTTTGGGGAGTCGTACGAGAATCGAACTCGTGATAGCGGAATCACAACCCGCGGTTTTACCACTAAACTAACAACTCCATTGGTGCCGCTACATGGAATCGAACCACGATCACCGCGTTCGTAGCACGGCATATTATCCATTATACTATAGCGACTATTGAAAAGTGCTTGAGTGCCAATTTATGCGTCGGATCGTTTCCGGCAACAGCGTACGGCGGGTTGTGTCAGGACCTGTTCCACGCCAGTTAGGCCCGCATAGTCAGCACGTCTGCCAACGATACCCCATGTTCATCTCAAACACTTATCAATAACAACTACAAATGGTGGGGACTAAAGGAATCGAACCTAACTGCCAGCCACCACACATATTATGGCAAGAGATTTACAGTCTCCCGTGTGGATTAGCCCCCCATTGTTTGGTACACCGTAGGGGATTCGAACCCCTGTGAATGCCGTGAAAGGGCACTATCCTTGTCCACTAGATGAACGGTGCATAACTAGATTGGACTTACAATGCACTATCTTGGTGACTGTGCAAATGCCACAAAACTTTGGTGCTCCTAAGGGAATCTAACCCTTACACAAGGTACTTTCTGTACTCCCCAATTCTATAAGTAGCGAACTTATCATGGATCCAAGTAGCGAACTTGGCGTGGAAACATCGGAACATAAACTTTGGCGGTCCCAAGGGGATTCGAACCCCTGTTGACGGCGTGACAAGCCGCTGTAATCACCAGGCTATACTATGGGACCAAAATTGTTAGTAGTTGGAGAGTACCACTCACTTCTCTCTTTATTCCCAGTGGATTTGAACCGGTGTCTCAACTACTTTAAAAAACACTTGAGGAACTTCAGTCTACATACTAGGGATCCGTCTTCCCGTTCTGTGCTTTCGTCATTACTGCTAGGGACTGTGCCGTTGCTCGGAGCCTTCGTGTAGTACGACTGCAGTCTCCCGTCGGAGATACGCTTCTGCTGGGTCATACTACCTAGCACGCCTAGGTAACCTCAAATGTGTTTTAAAGTAGTGCTTCTTGCGAAGCAAAACTAGCACTACTTAATTAATTTTTTAATGAACATAGTAACTAACTCTATCATTTGTTACTGTTAATTTCTTAACATATATGTATTGTAACTGCTTTATCATTTCTTTGCAAATTTGATGTTGCATTTACACTACACACTTGCTAATCAATTAAACTTAGTTAATTTCTTAACATGTATCTATTATAACTTAGACATCATTTCTTTGCAAATTTGATGTTGTTGTTATACAACACTTGTTAATCGCTTAACTTCAGTTAATTTCTTAACTTGTTTCTATTATAACTTAGATATCATTTCTGAACAACTCGGATGTTGCACAAATACAACATTGGCGGAAGGCTAGAGAGTCGAACTCTAAAGGCGTTATTAACGCTCGACGGTTTTCAAGACCGGTTCCATCGCCATTTGGATTGGCCTTCCCAATAGGTAATACAACACCACAGTTGGAACACTTATCTTGCGAACTGCCCCGGCATAGTTTATCAATCTATCGGCTTCTTTCGTCTGGGTGTTGTATTCTAAAACACATCGGTTATCACGGGATCCGTGTCTGCCTCGGCGGGCTCTCAGTGCCCCCAGGAATATTCATCCGATGTGTTTTAGAATACCCTCTTGGTAGAGGATATGATAGGGTTATACCCTAGCCTGCAATTTTTCTCCTTGTGGGATTCATCCTGCAGTCCGCCCGTTTGAGATTTTAATGATCTCAGGACCTCGTTTCCTGTAACATTTTGCTAAATTATAAACGCTTTGCTTGTTCAGCAAGGGCTCGGGCTGTGGCCTCGGCACGTTTTAACTTGGCTTCTAACAAAGCCAACCTTTGTTCTGGTGTAAGAACAGAAGGTAATTGCTCGGTTAACTTCTTTTTCTCTGTTCCCATTTTCTTTCCTCATTAAAAAACCCTGGGTGTTTAGTCCAGGGTTTAAGTTAAAATATGATTTGATATTATACGTTAACTTAAACCCTCTCCTGGTTCACGATCACTTGTAATTGACGCAGGCATTGCATTAAACTGTGACCAATAGGTGGTTAGACCCAAATTGGCTATTAGCGTTAATTGCGAATGTTTAATAGTGTTTTGCATCATATTCGTATTGTAAGTTTATTTAGTCCTGTTGTCAATAGCATTTGGATAAACTGTTGTTTTTTACGCAACAATTTATCCACTTGCTCTTAGTTGTTCAATACCTTTGCGGCACTGTTGATAACTGAGGCAATACGTCCAATGTCACGAAGTTGTTCTACTGTGTAGCCTTCCTTCTTGAGTGTTTCGTAGTGTGCCTTAACGCAGAACTCGCATTTGCCAACAATGCTTGCAGCCAAACTAAATGCTTCAAAATTGCTTTTAGTTGTACCACCATGGCTAGCAATGGCATTCATGCGTAAGCCTGCTGGCAAGCCGGCAAGTGCAGGATCATCGGCCATTTCAACGTAGGGATACCAACTGTTTGTCATTGCCATTAAACTTGCCGCTGTAAGTGCGGCATCACGAACAACAGTTTGTTCGTCTGTAAAATTACTGCTAACAAATGTAACTAATTTACCATTACCTGTAGCAAACGCCGCGGCTAACGCACACGCATTAGCAACTTCATCTGTTAAGGTACTTCTTTTAATAACTGAATCCAGATTTAATTTTATGTCTTTGGCATAATCTGGTAATGCTTCTTTAATTTGATCTACCCAACTCATTTTATTATTCCTTATAAAGTTTTTCTATTGTTCCTCTTGACAAACCTGTTTTCTGTCTTGCTTCGGTGGCACTTCTGTAAGTGACTCCGTCTATTACTACCGTTTTCGCGTTTGCTGGAATCTTACAAAACATAGGATTTTTACTTCCTTGTTTTGATTTTGCCATTAATTTTTTAGTTTCATCCGTAAGTTTATTTCCATAAGCCGGATGATCTATTCCAAATTTTCCATACATAGGGTTACCAGATCCGCTTAATGCTTCACTAACCTTTTTCTTATGATATTCGGCCAGTCCGTAGTAAAATCCCTCAGGCAAAATATCATCCTTAGGTTGATATGATACACTACCGTTAGTGATCCATCTCTTGCCTTTATTCCCTTCGCCGTGTTTCTTTATAGTAGCCGGTGAGAATCCATAATAAAATCCATCTGGCATTGGTTCATCTTTAAATAAAGTTTTGTCTAATATTCCGTTAGTAATAGGACTTTTTCCAGTATGCAGTTGACTTACTCTTTCTGCTAAAAGTTTTCTAGTAGAATCATAAATCTTACTGCCTCTTTTTCCAGACATCAATACTAACGCAAACGCCATCTTACCTCTAGATTCACCGTCGGTCATTCTTACTAAAAGTTTATGACAGATGAAATGTTCTCTAGCAGTTAAGTCAACTAGATTGTCAGAAGAATTATCCCCGCCCATTGAACGAGGAATAATGTGGTGTATTTCTTTGTATTGATCTTTTGGTAATACTCTTGATCTTGCGTTTTCTATTATAGAAAAGTAGATACGAGTGTATCTGTTGGTGATAAATATCATTGCTGATTGCTCCTTTATAGCATTAGAGTAGTTGGGGATTCCTGTCCCGCGAACTACACTATTATTTATCACCAACCTTTCCATTTACTTGCCTAGTGTTTCCTGGCCCACTTGTCTATTACACTGACACAGCTCCTCGGTCTGTATCGAGTCTAAGATTCGAAGTGTTTCTTCTGGATTTCTACCGACATTTAAGTTATTAACTGTGACATGTTGGATAACATTATCTGGATCGATAATAAAGGTAGCACGAAGAGCTGCTCCGGCCGGGTTGAAAAACACTCCTAATTGATTAACTAGACTCAACTCACCTCTTTGTGTGTCTGCGAATTGATTATGAGTGATTAATTTTAGTTCAGGGTGGCTACTTTGCCAAGCCGTTTTACAGAACTCATTATCCGTCGATCCTGTTAGTAATACAGCATCACGATCAATAAAATCTTGATTTAATTTGTCATACGCTACAATTTCTGTGGGGCAAACAAAAGTTTGGTCTTTGGGGTAAAATACGATGATCTTCCACTTACCTTCAAATGTGTTCTCGTCAATGGTGAAGAAAGCATCTTCTGGTTGTCCAGGACGGACTCCGGTTACTGCAAAGTGTGTTAATTTATCGCCGATTGTTTTCATATTTTTCTCCTTTAAATATGTTGTTTGAAAACTTATTAGTGTTTTCACTAATGTCTTATTGTAATAGTATTTAACAATTAAGTCAAGCAAAATAATAGGTTTTTACCAAATATATTTTTATGGGACTAATAGGAGAAATTTATTGTTGCGAGGTAGTTGTTGTGGTAGGTGCCGCATTTGCAACCGGCTCTATTTCGACATATCTTGGTGGCGGAATGTCTTCAAATCTTATCCATTTAACCGGTCTCCAATATTTTGCCAATAAATTATTGATTACCAGTACTGCGATTGATATCACAATGAATCCCAAACCGGTTAAAATACTGCCCGCTAAGAATACACTTGCTTGATCCATGTCCATGTTGTTTGTCCTTGAAAAGTTGTTACAGTCAAGTATACACTCAACGTATAACTAGGTCAAGTTTTTAGGTTTTGAAAGCCAATCTCGAAGTTGGCATTTTGTTACTTTGATAGTCACTGGCACTGAATTTGATTTTGGTATTAAACACTGGGGGCCATTTGACATCAAATCGGCTCCAACCCACACCACCTTGACCGTCATTGTGTGTGAATTGGTTTACCTGAATCAGATTAGCACGGCTCAACACAAACTTAAAAAACTCTGTGCTTAGTTCAACATCTTGGTTCAAATAGCCCACTACCAAACGTGCCATTGATCCTAGCAAGTGAAAGCAAACACCATAGTCGGGAGCATCGGTCTTTGCAGCCATTACTTTTGGATCGTTAAGGTATTTTATCAATCTAGGCGTCAATCCCTTTGTACCACGAGTAACGCGGTTTTCTGCGTAACCGATAATTATTTGTTCTTCTTTGGCATCAATGAATTTTAGATTCTTGGCTGCAGCTACAACGCCTTTCCAAGCCGGACTCACTGCTACCAAATCTCTAATAATATTGACGAATTTGGCATATTTGCCATTTAGCAGTGCTTGATCTTTAGCACTGTTAAAACGCTCGGGATACTTGTCTATAACTTCAATAATGCTTGCTAAACTAGCAGCACCGCCTTTGCCTTCGGCTTTGTTGCTTACACGTAAGGTTTCGCCATTGCCCCAGACCAAAATGCTGTCAAACAATGCTTCGTTTTGTGCTTCGGGATAGTTTACTGATGCGATGCCTTTCCAAGTAACTCCCATGTCTTTTAATAAGTCCGATTGCACTTTGTTATAATCGCCGCCGACATTTTTGCCTGATGCCAGTGCCAATGGACTGGCCACTTCGCCAAAATCAACACGAATATCGCGTTCGTACGGGGCCAGACCCGGAACCATGGCATTGCTGCCTAGCAGTGCATTGGTTAACAATTGTTTGAATAAATCTACTTTGTTTGATTCAAATGCATCACGTTTGATCTTTTTAAATGCAACTTCCTTGCTCAACATACCGGCCGATTGTTCGGGCACTTGTGCCAAGGGAATACGAGTATTTGTTGGTACTGAAAAACGCGGCTTCAACTCCACACGTTCGATCACTTGTTCGGTCTTGTCTGCACCCTTGCCGCTCATGCGAGTCTCTTCCCACTTGATGCCGGTGGCAGTGGCAAAGTCGGTGGGACTCCAGTGTATGCCAATCGCATCCGGTTTGCGTTTTGCTTCGTATCTAAAAAAACTGTGCAACTGTTTGTGTTCGTCTTGCATTACCACCAAAATACCTGCACCCAACTTGTTGGGATCTTGCGGTATAGGGTTGGTAAACTGTATGGTCTTGGTATCTATTCGTAATTTTTTGGCAGTGTCTTTTAACAGTTGACCCAGATCGCTAACTGGAATATTGGGCTTGCTTGCGTCGGGAAATACTGTTACATTGGCAATGGTATAACGATTCTTTTGGTTATCGACAAAGTTGATGGCTTGACCTTTTTGTGTTTCGAGGTAGCGTTTGGCCATGCCGCCCTGTGCTTCGTCCAATTGTATGTGTTCTAGTATTTCTGAAAATCGCATAATATTATATTTAGTCTTTAATTTGATACAAGTTCTTGTCAAACCACGTGACAATCACATCCTCTAGGCGAGCATATCCATACTTGTTTACACTATTTATTACACTATCGTTAATAAGTCTTCGCTCGGCCAGTTCGTACCAGCTGACATGACTTTCCAGTGGATCTGCGGCTGCATACACGCCGGCATATAACCACGGTGTGTTGGGTTTTCTATAAAAATACGCATCTCTTGCATCAAAGCCCGATACTGCCAACATATACATCAAGTTTAATACATTGTAACTGTAGTATTGATGACTGTGATTGGATACTATCAATCTATTGTTATACATATAGGTTGTTTGCGGTACGCTCATTATCAACATGCCGTTTAGACTCATACTTTCTCGCCAAGTACGCAAACACTTGAATGGATCTCGGGCATATTGAAAAACATCATGTGCCCAAATCAAATCCACGTCTCTGGGAATGATTCTTTCCTCAAAATTGCCCTGTAGTACTTTTATGTTTTCAAGTGCCAATATGTCGGGCTCAATTTTGCCGACATCTTGATCCACTGCATACACCAAATAGTTACGTGGCTCGGGCGGATCATCTCTTGTTGTCAGCGTGGCCCACCAACTGCTATCCATTGCCCCGCCGCATCCCATGTCGGCAATAACGCTCAAGCTATCTAAAAAACTATCATAGCCATAGATTGTGTTCAATACTTCTAAACTATGCTGGTGACTGTCGTATGCATTTTTAAATAGTGCCATCTGTCAATATATCCAATACTACTGTTTCTTTAAATTTTTTAAGTCTAGGCTCTAATTGATGGCAGGCTTCGGCTATGTCGTTTGGCTCGCCCCAGGCACGTTGTGTGGCCAAATGTTGTGCCCAAGTTGCACAACTTTCTTTGGCTATCTCAACATCTAGTGCATTGTGATAGGGCCGTGCACGACAACAGGCATCGTATTCGGCCAGCAATTCTTCTGCACGTTGCCGCCAATCCATCATACTACCACATCCTCCATTCCGGCAGTTCGCAAACGAACCACGTGACCCAGCATAAAGTTTTTACTTTCTATGCCCTTCATGACTCCCAGCCATTTGTTTCTCAGCAAGGCCACTTCGTTGATAATGGTTTCAAAGTCAATCACTTCGTCTTCGCCATCCACATACTTTTCGGCATCTCTGCTGGTCAATGCCCGAGCGTATGCTTCCAAATACTTTTGAAAATGTCGGCGTCGAATTTTTCTTAACTGTATGTTCAAGTATTCAAGCACTGCTTCGATTTCTTGTAGCTGATTGAACCTGTGTTCGGTTACGCCTGGCAAATTACTTAATGCTCGTTCAACATTGCCTTGTATCTTGATCTCTCCTTTGGCCTCGATCAGCTCGTGATCGTAGTAATCAATGAAGGCAGGGATTTGGCCAAGATCAGCAACTACCCGATTGTACCACATTATTCGTCTTCGTCGTTGTAGTTGTCGTCTTCTTCCATTACATATTCTTTGAGTGCCTTCTTTAGATTACTGTCAGTGCCACCAAACTCTTGCAAGTCAATGTCGTTTAACATATCTACCAGTACACTCATTAAATTGTCTGCGGCCTCTTGGCGATCCTTGACTGGAATATACTGTTTTAAAATAGTATATGTCTCGCCTAGTACATCTACTTCAATACTCATTCTGCAACTTCCTCTTCTGGTTGTTCAATTATGGTAGTTTTATCAAGTTTGTGTGGATTAGCTGTAACATCGGCCATTACTCGATCCAAACATCCATCATCATTTCTTTCCCATGCTTTACGGAACTTCTTGATAATTTCTCCATCACTAGTAGTATATACTAAACTGTTGCCTTCTTTCTTTAAAAGATCTTTACCTTCAATTAAGTCGGTTAGTCCCGAGTAGGGATTCATACCAGTTTCGTATGGGATTTTTACCTGTACACTTTCAAACGGTTTAGCATAACGTGTTTTCATGATCTTACAAGCAGCTCTGATGCCGTTAACTTCTGAAACTTTGTTGCCGTCTTCGTCTTCTTTTAATTTCAGTTTACGCATTGCAACTACAATTGAGCTTGCATAGATAAAACCCTGTCCGCCCGAGATCTTGTCATCGGGGTCGAACATGTCCTGACTGGCGTAAGTATGTGCAGTACACACCAACCCCAAGTTCAAGTTACCAAACATGTTGACACAATTACGTACCAATGCCGCCAATGCTTTGGGTTTACGGCCCATATCGCCTTTCATATCGCCAGCTTCAAACTGGTTAACATCTGTAGGAGTCAATAACATACCCAAACTGTCCACAATGAACAATACTTTTGGACGCTCTAGTTCGGGTAATGTTTTGTATTCTTTTACAAACTCTGAAATCATTTTGGCCACGTCATCAATCATGGCCATGTTTAGCTTCAACAGTTTGTCTTCGCTGGTGTCTACATTTAATGCGTGTAGCCATTTTTCATCTAGTGCATTTTCGGTATCTATTAGGATAACATAAATGCCTTGTTTTTGTGCATTTGCTACCAAGTTACCTGAACAGATAAAACTCTTGCCTGCACCTGATTCTCCGGCAAATACAGTGACCTTGCCCATGGGCACTCCGTTGTTAAACTGTCCACTAATTAGATAGTTTAGTGCATAGTTATTGGTACTAATCCAGTCTGTGGGATCGTTAAATCCTACACTGATTCCGTCGATGCTTTTTGTAATTGATTTTCTAAATTTGCTTACGTCAAATGGTTTTGTTGCCATAATGTTTTTCCTATAAATTTTATGTAGTGTACTGTCTTTTTTGAGTTTCGTCTACCTTAAAGGTGTAACTCAATGTATGCTTGGTAAAAATTTTTGATTAGGTCTCGATCAAAATCATCAAAATTTAACATATTATACAATTTTAAAAATGTGTTTAATTTGAATATACAGTTAGTTAGCCCATTGCTTTAAACATTCTAAATATCTTCGACTACGGTAATGGTCATAATTAAATTCTATTGTATCAAGTTCTATCCTATATAGATCGTGCCATTCGTCAATGGACAAATGACCAAATTTTGATAGCATTGTCATTAATTCTACCAGCCGTCGTATAGGATTCACTATAGAATCAAATCGATAATCAAACAACTTTGTGTAAGGTTTGAACCCGTAATATTTTTCTAAATTTCTATGCCAATTAACTTGTGCATTGGATACAAACAATCCCTTGTTGACAACACTGTATAAAAATTTTTCGCCATAAAATGGATAGTTACTGGTGCTGATTGCATCGCTTACAACATGTATAAAACTTTCATTTATTTTTGTTCCCAGTGCCCTGACGTTGTGCAAATGATCCAGTCTTTGATAATCAAAATTGTTTGTCTCTTGAAAAAAAGTTTCACTGTCGCTGGATATAAAAAACTTTCTATAAAACCGTTCGTGTTCGCCGCAAATGTCAACGATATGTCCGTCTAGTTCGTCCACAGTGAAAGTTAAATTTTTACTGACGTAGTCCCGATGATAATAATTGAATTTTTTAATTATTGCAACCAATAATCGACGCCCCACATGCGACGATTCGCCATTGAAGCTACACAAAAAATTTTTAAAAGCCAATTGGTCCGGGGTGACGTACTCTTGAAACGATTCAAAATATGCACATTTCACATGCTCGTCAAAACTGAATCGTAAATCCAAATTGGGATAAAGATTTTTTACACTATCATCAAATATGTATTCGGTATACACCGGAATTGGTTTATCCAATAGATGTTGACTCAATCTATCAAATAGTGGATTTCGATTGTCAAGAGTAAACTGCCCCAAATTGTCAAGGATGACAATCGGGGTAGATTTCACAGGGATACGAATTGAATCGTATCCGGCCGGTGTGACTATTGGCATTTTACGAAGTTGTTTTACGACTTCTAATCATTGCCAAAATGTCTTCGGCTTTTTGGCTACTAGGTTTAGCTTCTGTAGGTGTTACTACCGGAGCAGTTGCTACTGGTGCGTCATCTTCCTCGTCAGATTCGACTGCGGGTGCTACTACGCTAAGAGCTGGCTTGGCCTGTGCGACTGGTTTGGCTTCGGGTAATGCATCTGCATCTACACCGCTACCACCTTTAAAGCCACTTGGCTTGTAGTAGTTGGCCCAACGATCTGGATCGTAAGGTTGTCCATCTACACTTGCTTCAAACATTTCCTTGATCACTTTCAATTCAACGTCTGTTGGCTTCTTGGGTAAAAAGTCTTGTAAGTCATACAAACCAAACTTTTCAATCGCTTCAGCTTCATCAGCATTAAGAGCAGTTTCTTTACGTGCCCATGTTGATGTGTTGTAGTCTGCATAGCCACCCTTACTTGTCTTCTTGATGTTAAAGTCAAGTCCAGCACTATAGTCTGTGGGCAAGTTCTCCATGTCGGGATCCATCAGGGCGTTCTTGATCAAGTTAAAGATCTGTGGGCTGATGATAAATCTACGGATTGGATTTTCTGGAGTCTTGTCATCTCCAATTGGGTTTTCTCTTACAAAGCCTTGGAACAAGTAACTACGCTTCTTCCAATATTTACGTCCCATTTCTTCTAAATTGGGATCTTTAAACCAGGGACGTACTTCGGCCAAGATTGGACATGCCTCGCCCCACATTTCCATGCAAGGTACTTGTACATTAACCATTTTACTATCTGCTTGGCCTTTAATGCCAGCAAATGGTAAACGAATCATTGCACGTTCTACCCAAAAGAAGGAATTTTTTGTATTTGCGTCGGGGAGGAATCTTACGCGAGCCGTTGTGTTTTCTGGAATGTTCCAGTGTGCGTAAATGGCGTTGTCGCCTTGTTGTTTACCGCCTTGTCCGCGGTTTTCGTTTGCTTGTAGCTTTGCTCTAATTTCTGCTAGTGTCATGGCCATAATAGTCTCCTTAATGTATGCCTTAATGTTGTGCCTTAATATACAATGCACTCCCGCATTGTATAATATTATTTATGCCTAGTCAAGGCAAAAGGTTAATTTAATTTAGCCAATTGATCCAACTCTTAAATACATTGACTTATATAAAACACCATGAATATACCCTACAACATCGAAACGCACGACAATTTGATTTCTAAAACTGTTAGAGACAATATTTGGAAACACATACAAGAATTGCAATTTCACGGCGGATGGGACAAGGAAGATCCTGTTCAAATCAACTACAGTCTTTCCAGTGTCAAAAACCCCGCCGATTGGATGTTGTACAAATCAATTCCTCGCAAAATGAAAATGCATCGATCCCCGTTGTCCAGTGACGAACCCGGATTAAAAATTGCATCCATGCCTATATATCTGTTATGGATGCAGTTGAACAAACAACTGGGCAACAAATACGAGTTGACCGGAAATCCCGAAGGAATTTATTGTCCGCATAATCCTCCCGTGCCCGAGGATCCCAATCTCAGTGCCGGTTGGCGAGCTTATATCAATCTTGTGTATAACCTACAGGCCACTGGAGGATTGGGGTATGCTCATAGAGATACTCCGTTGGAAAACAACGAAGACAATACAGTCACTATGTTGTACGTGGTCAATCCCACATGGTATCCATCTTGGGGAGCCGAAATCAAATTTTATCCCAACGACGACGAAGGCGTTACTGGAGACAAACAACAGTTCAATACCGGTATTGGGCAAACACGTGGATACAATATAGGATGGCTAGATCAAGGAAAAGTGGTCAGCCCCGTTCCCGGACGACTGATAATATACGACGGAAGATGCTTGCACAGTACACTTCCGGCCAATGGTCCTATAGAAATCCCCAGTGTCAAAATTGCATTTCGGGCTAGGCTAAAGTAGCCAAAGAAAAAGGAGAACTAGTTCTCCTTTTGTTTTATTTAGATTTAATCCCAGATAGATAACGAATAAAGTCCAAGGGGTCGGCATCTTCTCGTGCAGTTGTTGGGAATTCTATTGGTTCATCGATGCTGGCATTGGCAGCACCGTATTCGTCATTGGGGTGTGATCTATCGGGACTGGTTTGTTGTCGCCAATTGGTAGTTCCGTCGTCAATGTCGTGATCGCCAAAATCCAATTCTTTGGCCCATTCGGGCATGTATTTGACTGCCCATTCTTTAACCGAACGTCTAGCATCATAGTCACTGCCCTGTCCGCGAGTGTTGTTGGCTTTTTCGGTTAGGTCAGCCAATAACCAATCCACTCCCGGTAAGTCTTGTAACATGGGCTCGAGTTCGGTTTTGGCATCTATGCCGTCAACTCCGGCAGTTTGAGCCGATTTGCAATACTCTTGTAATGCCCGTAATTGGTCATCAAGTACATCATTCTCGCCATCGTCTTCAAATACAACACTTTCGGCCCACTCGCCAAACTCGTCGGCTAGTACATTTGACTTGCGTGCTTTTTGTCTTAAGTGTTCACGGTACACATACTTTAAACTGTCATCTAGTCGTTCGTCGTAGACTCGTCGACTAAATCTATTGCGTAACTCCTCGAGATCAACATCGTCATCCAACTGCTCTTCGGGAGTGTAATTTTTTACAAAGTCATCATAAAACTCGTGATTGGTCATGCGTTTGAGATCGTGTTGTATCTTGTAGTATCTGTCTGTGGCATGTTGTGCCATTTCGCCGGCTTCTACATCCTCAAACGGTCTACGTTTTGCCGAACGTACAAAACGACGCATGGCGTTCATTTCCTCAACCATGTTGTTGATACATTCGCCTATTTCGTCATAGGGATTGCCGTAGTTGGCCAAATGTGTTGCGTGTGCTTTAGCAGCATGTATGTTGTTTGGCACTTTGAAACGCTCGCCTTCGGGCGTTTCTAAATAAATTGACTCTATGCGTCTAGATCTCGCTCCACGCACTTCATCTAGAACAGGATCGGTATGTGTTACTCGAATTTTGATACCGGCATGCTCGCCTACACTGTGTCTTGGACGACCAGGTACACCGTAAAATTTACTTTCGTTAACTGTAACATCGCCACTGTGTGCAATTTCATCTTCGGTGCCTTGATTTTTTACGTGTCCCGATTTGGCTAGATTAGTAATTGTGTATTTTAAATTTGGTCGGCGTTTGGCAAACTTGCTCATGCTACGCAAAAATTCGGCCCATTCTCGTCGTTGAGCATCGTTCATACGACTAGTTATATCCTTGGGAATCATCAACACAAATTCTGCTTCGTTGGCCAAGCTGATGGTGACTGCACCAAATTTATGTCCTTGACTGTCGGTGTAGACAAAGTTGAAGTATTTTGCATCTTCGGGCTTGATTTCTTCATTGCCGTTCATGGGCTTGTTAGATTTATCCAGCATTCTAACTTCAAAACGGGAACGAAGTTTATCGTATAGTTCTTCGGCAACGGGTTCAATTTCTGTACTCATAAAGTTATTTAGTCAAATAATTGGTAAAATGTGTATAACTTGTGACACGGTATGTGTTGTCTGGCACAGTACGCAACATGGCATGCCACTGCAACGGCTGACTTCCATCGGGGTCGGGCCCGTTTAACATCATGTATCCGGTATTGGCCACAAAAGGGAATTGATATAATAAGTCATGTTCACGTTTGCTGTTGTAGAAAGTTGTGCCAAATTCGGGCCCGGGGGCTAGCCAAAATAACTGTATGCTGCCGTTCAAATGCCCGTCGGTGTGTAAATCGACCTTGAATCCCGGCTCGTCTAACCACCACTGGGTCGCCGGAAATCGTGACTCAAATTCAATGGCACACTGCGATTCAATCTGCGGAATCGCTTGCCAGATACAATTGTGTACTTGCTCTAGTACGGCACAATTGCCAAAATCCAAACTGCGTCTCAACCAGTGTTGTTGTGCATGGCCGCGACGCCACGGCATCGATAACCAATCTAGTTCAAGTAGTTGTGTCACTACTGACTCAGGAACTATATTTTCGAGTCGAAAAAGTCTATCAGTGATATTGGTTATTTGCATACTAGGACATTATAAACGGCATTGGCTCGATAAAATTGTCCACAGTATCTCGTAGTTCGGCATCGGTGGATGCGTCAAAGTCTTGTATGTATTGCAACATTCTTATTATCAATAGTGTTGCCATTACCAAGTCGTCGTGTTGTCCCAATTTGGCTTCGTAACTGTGCCCTTTGGCCACAAAGTTTTTTAGTTCTGATACCAGCATTTTACTGGCAATTCGCATTCGATTGGTTTCAATTAGACTTTTCAACTTGGCACAAGCCGCAAGTTTGCTCTTGTTTGAAGTGGTAAATCCTTTACGCCAACGTGTGCCCGCAACTCGTTTGGGTTCACTTAAAAATATACCCGGAATGTTTTCTTCGCCCATTTGTGCAATAACCACCAAGGCCGCTTCGCCCAAGGTGTTATTTTCCACGCTCCAAAATACACTTTCGGCTCCGGCAACTTCGGCCAGATATTTGCAGACTTCCTGCATGATAACAACTTGTCGTTGTACAATAGTTTTGTTATGACTCCATTCGGCCACTTGTTTGAGTCCGGGAACTTCGAATACCTGTATAGCAGCCGGGTCACCACCAGTGCCCAGACTGGGATCTAGGCCCACAATGTATGTACATCCTTTTTCGGGCTTTTTATACCAACGTATCTGTCCCTGACGTTCTATGGGTTCTACACCGGCCATGTTGACCAAATGCAATGAATTAATCAATGTCTCATCGAAAATAATGAATTCACAGTTTGAACATAAAATGCCATTTGCATAAAATCTATGATTATTTTTTACGTTTAATAAATCATATACTGTTTCTACTTCAAAACTAGTAACCGAGACAACTTTTTGTATACCTAATGTAGTGTGTATTTTAACTCCAGGTTTCAATTGTTTAACCATTAGGGCAACAAATTTATCTGTAAATATTTTATGATCAAGTGTTGCTCTAATAGATGCCTTCTCTAATTGCACCAATGCTACTTGTCGTTGGCCTTTGTTGAGTACTCCATCAAAGTCGCTCCATCCGGTATCTGTTAATACTTGTAAGCCTAATTTATTTTTTATTAATTCTTCCACGAACGTATCCTT